AATAAAATCGCATGATTTAGCATACAAAATTTTTAACGAAATTGAAAAAGATATTTCATGGAAAATCATTTCAGGTGTTGAAACTAAGACAATAGATTTTACAGCAACAAAAAGAATCCTTGCTTTTAATTCAAAAACAAGAACTTTGATATTTTATCAAAAGGAAAGGAAATAAATATGGCAGCGACATTGGTTTTTAGATTAACAGGCGGTGCAAGTAACAGCGACCCTGATGCATCTCTTGGCGGTGTTATGAGTAGCACAGAAATATCAGGAACAGCATTGAATAACCTGTTTGATGATGTTTCACCGGATGAGGCTACATCTGGCAGCACTGAATATAGGATGATTGATATTTATAATTCAGGTGATGCAGAAGCAACAAGTGTTGAACTATATACAGACCCGAACACATCAAGCACAGACACAAGCCTTGAACTTGGTCACGATGCAACAAACAACCCACATACGGCAGGTGCTGATCTTGAAACACTGGCAAACGAGACGACAGTTCCGGCAAGTCCAGTAATTGCCTTTGCTGTGCATGATTCGGGTTCAAAACTGACAATACCAAATATTCCATCAGGACAGGCGGCAAGAGTATCAGTAAAAAGGATTGTTTCTGCTGGTGCAACGAATACTTCAAGCGATTCTGCAACATTGAAGGTTCAGTTCGCTTAATTTTGTGAGGTGTTATTATGCAAAACCTTAATCCTGCAAAACAGCCGTGGGAAGTATTGCCAATTACAATGGATTTTTCATCAAACATGAATGACGGTGAAAGTATTGTTTTATTGTCAAGCGAAATTGCTGTTTATAATCAAACTACTGAATCAGATGTTACAGATGTTATGGTTGTATCTAATTCACTTGAAATAATTGACAATACAAAAATGAAAGTTTCCATTCAAGGCGGCGATATTGACAATGTGTATTGCTTGAGTTTTAGGGCTTATATTTCAGATAACAAAAAGCTTGAAGAAGATATAAAATTCAGGGTAAAAGATTGTTAGCAATTTTTATGCCAAAAAGTATTGATTTTATTTTAAATGTTTGTTACTTTAATAAAAAAGGAGTTTGGCATGCCATTTGCAAGCAACAAAGAATTGCCTGAAAACATTAGAAATAACCTTCCAGAAAAAGCTCAAGATATTTGGAGAAATACTTTTAATTCTGCTTTTGATAAAAATAAAGATGAAGAATCCGCAATGAAACAGGCTTGGGGTGCTGTTAAAAATGCCGGATATTCTAAAGATGAATCTGGTAATTGGGAACTTAAAAAAGCTGAAAATATTTTTAAAGCTCAATGTGAAGTAACAGGAGTTGATGGTCAACTCGGTATTGTCTTTGGGTGGGGCATGGTTACTGATATAGATGGACAGCCTTATTATGACCTTGATGATTTGCATATTAATTCAGAAGTTATGGTTAAGGCAACATCACAATTTATGGAAGGTCAAAGAACTTCCAATGATATGCATACAAGCCGAGATGTTGGGATTGTAGTGCATTCTTTCCCATTATCGCAAGATATCGCAAAAGCGATGGGTGTTAGTTCAAGGATATCAGGTTGGATGGTAGGTGTTAAGCCTTCAAAGGATTTACTTGAAAAGTTTATATCCGGTGAATACACAGGATTTTCAATTGAGGGTGAAGGTGAACTCATTGACATATAAGGAAATAAACAATGAGATTTGACGGAAAGACAACAAAACAAGAGGCAAAAGATATAAAAATTACAAAATTGTCTGTTGTTAAAAGGCCAGCTCATGAAGGTGCGTTGGCTAAAATAATAAAATCAACTGAGTTAAACAATGCCGTTCCTTCGGCACAAAACACAAACAAAGGAGACGTTAATATGGATCAGAAAGAGCTTAATGATTTTGTCGCTAAGCAGATTGCTGATGCTGTTGCTCCGTTGCAGGAATCACTTGCAAAAGCTGAAGCAATGGCAAAAATGACAGATGTTGAAAAAGAGTATGCGTCAACACTTGATGATGAAAAGAGAAAAGAATTTATGGCTATGTCCCCTGAAAAGAGGAAAGAACTCATGGATTCTAAGAAAGACATCAAAAAGTCTGACGAAAATGTAAATGAAGAAACTTTTGAAATGAACGGCAAGACCATTAAAAAATCTGCTGTTGGTGAAGATGTTTTCTTTATCCTTAAAGCTCAGAAAGAGGAAAACGAACTCACAAAACAGGCCCTTGCCAAGGAAAAAGACGCAAGGGAAATGCAGGAGCTTGCGAAACAGGCAAAAGGTCTTTATCCAAACTTGCCATGCAAAGACATTGAAAAAGCAGCTGTACTTAAAGCGATGTCATCAATGCCTGAGTCAACCAAGAAAACTCTTGAAACAATGCTTAAAGCAGGTGATGAAGGCCTTAAACTTTCAAAAGCATTTGATGAAGTTGGGTATGCGGTGGATGAAAACTCTTTTGATGAAAGTCCGCTTACAAAATTGAATAAAATGGCTGAAGATATCGCTGAAAAAGAAGGCGTTTCTTATCATACAGGCTATATGAAGGCTCTTGATACACCTGAAGGCATGAAACTATACAACCTTACACAGGTTAAAAGATAATAGGGGGGGTTAAAATGAGTTATACAGAAAATATGGATCTAATTTCTGTTGAAGCATCTGCTGATTTGTCTGCTTCACAGTATAAGTTTGTTGATATTAATGCCGATGGCCAGATCGCTGTTGTAGCCACTAAGGGTGCAAAATGCGTCGGTGTTTTACAGGATAAACCGTCTGCCGCTGGCCGTGCTGGTGCTGTTGCTGTTGGCAATGTTTGCAAAGTCGCTGCTGGTGCTGCTGTAGCTGCTGGCACTGAGGTTATTTGCGATACAACCGGAAGGGCTATAGCTAAAGATGCGATTAACCAGTTCGTCATGGGAACAGCAAGGGAGACCGCCACTGCCGCAGGCGATATCATCGCTGTAATGATTACAAAGTATCAGGCTTCGGCTTAATAAGGAGGACATATAATGAATTTTTCAAATTTTGCTTCTGCACCAATCATAAAACATTCACCTTCGCCTGGTGATGTACATGTAAACCAGCCACTGACAAACGTTGTTACGGCTTATCTTCAGAACCCTGCTCATTTTGTGGCATCGAGTGTTTTTGCTAACGTTCCGACACCTAAACAATCAGATGTTTATTACAAATTTGACAGGTCTTATTTTAATCGGTCTGAAATGGCTGTCCGTGCGCCTGGAACTGAATCAAGGGGTGCAAGTTTTGGTATTTCAACTTCTGACCCTTTTTATTGTCCTGTGGCAGCTGTTCATTATGATATTCCTGAAGAAGTAAGAAAAAACTCTGATTCAATGCTTAACATGGATCGTGCAATTTCTGAGTTTCTTGCAAGACAGGCACTTATCTATAAAGAAAAGATTTGGGCTAATAAGTATTTTAAATCTGGTGTTTGGGGCACTGATAAGGATGTTAACTGGGCTGGAACTTCCGATGATCCTATTGTGAACATTAGGGCAGGAAGAACAACTGTTCTACAGAACACAGGTTATGAGCCTAACATTCTTGTTCTTGGTAGAAAAGTTTATGACACTCTTGCTGACAATGCTGATATTGTTGCAAGGGTTGATGCCGGACAGACACCTGGTGGGCCTGCTCTAGGTGGTAAAAATAGAGTTCTTGAAGCTATGAAAGCTCTGTTTGAAGTTGACGAAATTTATGTGATGAACGCAATTGAGAACACAGGAAAAGAAGGTGCTGCTGAAAGTTCAAGCTTTATCGGCGGAGATCATGCTCTGCTTGCATATAAAGCACCTGTGCCAGCAATCATGATGCCTTCAGCAGGTTATACTTTTAACTGGACAGGATTCGGCGGTGCTGGGCCTGCTGGTGCAAGAATCAGAAAATTTTATCTCGATAAAGAAAACGCTGACAGATACGAGCTTGAAATGGCTTTTGATTGCAGCCTTGTTGCTTCTGATCTTGGTTACTTTTTCCCTAATGCTATAATCTAAAATATTAGAGGGCTTTAAGCCCTCTTTATTTATCAGGAGTATCTAATGAAAGAGTTTCTAAACAAAAGAGAACCTATAATCGCCATAAAGGAATTTAAATTTTTAAATAGAATATATAAGAAAGGCGATTTGTTTGACAGAAGAAGGGTTAAGATAAGAATCCATACATTGAAAAGATTCATGGATGGTGGATTTCTTTGTTTCGCAAAAAGTATGGACAAAAAAGAGCTTGAGTCTTTGGGTTGGTCTTATGATAGTTCAAACAGTTCCAGATATCCTCTTTTGAGGGTTGAGGATAAAAAGACTATACCTGAACATGAAGAAGATAAAAGCACAGCTGAAACTGAAGATGCAGAGCTTGGTGGCGATGTACAGAGTGAAGATGTTGAAACTAAAAATGAATCTGTAGAACATAAAAAGCAGATTAAATTTAAAAAGAATGTCAAAAGAAAATAGCGTAATTATTCTTATGCAATAATTATGCCAAAATATATTTATCTTTTTAAAAAGATATTGTATATTAGTAAAAAACAGGAGTTGTTATGGCGACAATAGAACAAATAAGAGCATTAGTTGCAGACCCCAAAACAGACTCTGGAACACCTCTTTTCCCTGATTCTCACTATGAATCTTTATTGTCTTTGAATGATAATATATATCGTATTGCCGCTGATGCCGCCAGAACAATTGCTTTTTACTATGCAGACAAGGTTTCAGTAAAAGCTGGAACTGTTTCAGTTGAAAATCAGCAAAAAGCTCAAAGATATCAGGCATTAGCCAAGGACTATGACCAAAGAGCCAGAGAAGGCGATGGATATTCAGGCACAAGCTCTTTGGTCGCTTATGGTCAGCCTGTTTTTACAGGCGTTTCATTGTCTGAAATGGATAGTGTTCAGTCTGACCCAGATAGATACCCTTCTTCTTTTTATCTTGGTGTAGAGGATAACGACACTGACTTTTTAGGCGGAGATTAATATTATGGCAGATTTATCTGTTATGCAAGATTTAATTGATGGTGTTTCAGATGCAATGGATGTTTTTGGAAAGCAGGTAATTTTAAGGTCTTTTGTTCTATCTGGGCCGAGTTATAACCAGACAAAAACACCTGTTGATACAAATATAAGAGCAATACAGATTGATTTTGAAGCTAAAGACAGAGACGGTGTTGTTGTAACAAGCAGAGACACAAGATATATGATTGAATCAAAGGATATCAACGGCAATCTTATTGACCCTAATATGTCAATGAGGTTAGTCGACGACAAAGAGTATAATATCAAAAATATTGAAAAAACCAAACCTGCTGACACTGCAATTATGTATGTGCTTCATGTAGGGATATAGAAAGGAATTTTAATTATGGATTTTCTAACACCAGAAATCATAGCTTATTTTATAACCGCAATTATTGGAGTGGTTGGAAGTGTTTTCGGAACGAAATATGCGGCAATAAAGAAAGTGTTTAAAGTTATCATTGATGCTGCTGAAGATGAGAGAATCACTCCGGAAGAGGTGCAGAAAATAATTTTAGCTATAAAAAGCTTAAAGCTTTAGATTTTGTGGCTGAATTATTATGTCTGATTTTTCTAAGCAAATTAAAGCATGGACAGAAAAAGCAAAGGGCAATATGGAAAAAGTTGCTCAGCTAACTTGTTCTGAATTGAGTGAAAAGGTTGTTATGCGAACACCTGTTGATACAGGCAGACTCCGTGGTAATTGGCAACCATCTATCAATCGAATACCTAATTCAAGCTTATTGAGAACAGATAAGTCAGGCATAAATACTCTTTCAAGGATTAGTGCATCAGTTAAAAAATTAAAAACAGGCGATACTTTTTATTTAATCAACAATCTTGTTTATGCTCAGGTTGTCGAGTATGGATTATATCCAAAACTTGTAAAGTATAGAACACATCAGAGAAATCTTAAAGATCCCAAATATGGGAGAATGAGGTCTTGGAATGGGTTTAGTACGTTAGCACCAAATGGAATGGTTCGTGTAAGTATTAATGAGTTTAATCAAGTTGTAAGAAAAGCTGTCAAGGTGATAGGTTAATGGCTACAAACATCACTCAAAAAATATACTCAGGTATTTTCAACTTTATTGAAACAAACAAAGCTTTATTGCCTGTGTTATATTTTCCTAACAATGATATCTCAGACATTCCTGAAGATGAGCATATATTGATTGATATTATGCCTTCTAATACAAATTCATTAGGTGTTAGTGACCTTGATTATCATTCTGGAATAATTCAGTTTTTAATTAATGTGAAAGCTCGGACTTATTCAATTCGTGCTTCTGAAATTGCTGATATTGTTCTTAATTTGATGAAAAGAAATACAAGAATAGATTATGAGGATATAAGAATAAATATAAATAAAACTGGTTCTGTTTCTCCACCTATGCCTAATTTTGATTGGTATGCAGTGGCTGTAACAATACCATATAATGTAATAGTGAAGTAAATGGAGGTAATATGGCTGTAATAACAGAAACTCTTCTAACAGGTACAGGTGCAAGAGAGGTTATTGAAACAACTCTTGGAGCGTCAGACACATTAACATTCAAATCCGGTTCGAATCAGGTTTTAACGATAAGAAATGATACTGCCGGAGCTATAACACCAAATATTGTTGCTGGTAGTGCAACAACTGTTTCAGTATCTGGCTATGGTTCAGTTGATGTTTCAGGAGGCTACACAACTCCAAGTATTGCCGTTGGAGAAACATTTGGTATTCCTTTGGATTCAATAAGAAAATATTTGTCAGGGGATGTTGTAACTGTAACTGGTGGTGATGGGGCTATTGCCACACTAACAGGATATTAATAAATATGAATAAAAATGGAGGGGATATATTATGTCAACCCAGAGCTTAGCAGGTGCTTCGCTTGCAATATCAGCAGGTCTTCCAGCTACTGAAGATTCAACTGGATATGATGCACTAACATATTCTATTGTTGGTGAAATAACAGATATGGGTACAATTGGAGCTGAAACAAACCTTGTTTCTTATACTCCGGTTGCGACTGCAATTGTCAACAAAAGAAAGGGTTCTAAGAATTACGGTTCTCAGTCTGTAACTGTTGTTCTTGACGATGAGGACACCGGGCAGATGCTTTTTGAAACTGCCGCTGAATCACAAGATGTTTATTCTTTCAGGGTAACACTAAATGACGGCGCAAAGATTTACTACCAGGGTTTAATTATGGGTTTCCCAATCAACCTTGGAACTGTTGATGATATGGTTCAGGTAACAGTTCCTATTGAAGTTGATTCTAAAATAGTTAGAGTTGCAGCACCTTAATTCTAAAGAGGGGTTTTAACCCCTTTTTATTTTTTTAAAACATTATTTTTAAGAGGTTAATATGGATTTTGCAAAACTAAGTGTTAAAGATGAAACCTTTTGCCATCTAAGGCATCCGGCTACCGATGAATTTCTTTATACTGAAGAAAAAGAGCCTGTTGGTTTTAATGTTGCAGGAATAGACTCGGATAAATACAGAAAAGTTCAGGCTGATATTTTGAGGGGTGAAAACAATTTCAAAAAGAAAATAACTCCTGAAAAAGTAGAGCATATGAACCTAAAGCAGGTTATAGGATGCGTTATTGAGCCTGTTAATATTGTTGAAAATGGTTCTAAGATCAAAGATGATTTTGAAAGTCTAAAATCTTTTTTTGAAAAATACAGATGGGTTTATGAGCAGCTTTTAGAATTTATTAATGATAGAACTAATTTTTTGTAGAATCGGCAAGGGCATTGAAGCAATATGTTGAATATTTAGGATGGTTACATGCGATACCTGAAAAAACAAATAAAAGCAGGTATGAAACAATGTGTCGTGGGAGTGAAGAGCCTGATTTAGATATGCCCGAATTAAAAGGATATGATTATTTAATAGATTGGCTTTATGATTTGGGTTTTAGTATGCAATCTCCTATGGGCGAAATGCCTTTGCCGATATCTGAAATTTATTCATGGGGTGAAAAGATTGATATAACTCATTTTGAAGCTAAAACATTAAGAGATTTATCACTTTGCTATTTAAACATGAAAAATCAAGCTGTTAAAACAAATTGCCCTAAACCTTGGATATCTGAAAGAGAAAGATCGGCTAAATTGATTGATAAAAAGATCCTATCTTTCTTTAAACAATATGAGGAGTCAAGAAAATGACAGATATTGCACAATTAGGCTTTAGTGTCGATACCAAGGCTTTGGAAAATGGCGCAAAGAAGATGAAAAGCTTTGAACAGCAATCTGACAGCCTTGATAAGACATGGACTAAATTGTTTGAAAAATTGGATAAAATCTCAACATTGTTGGAAAGATATTCAAAAATATCTGATAAGGCTACAAAAACAACAAAAACATTGTCTGAATCCACAAATAAAACAGCAAATTCATTTAAAGATTTCACATCATCTTTGAAATATTTAGGTGTTATCAATGCTAAGGTTGAAAATGGATTAAATGCTTTTGCCAAAGCGATGCTTGTAAATATCAAATTGTACAATAAAACCGTTGATGCAATCAATAGCGTAAAAAAAGCAAGCCAGAGCTTGTTGTTGGGCTTAAAAAAAATGATAGGACTTTTTTTTAATTTAAAAAGTGTTCTTATTGGGCTTGGATTTGGATTATTAGCAAAAAACTTTTTAGATGCAGCAGCAAGCGCTGAGAGATTGAGAATAAGGCTGGACGCATTTACAAAAGGTCAAGGTGCTGAATATTTTGACAAATTGAACCAATGGGCTGCTTTGTTACCTGTTAACACTGAAGAAGCTGTTCAGGTTTTTACAAAGCTTCAGGCTTATGGATTAGAACCAACAACCAAACTAATGACAACGCTTGTTGACACTGTCACAGCTTTAGGCGGTGAGGCTGATTCTTTATCAGGTATTGCAAGGGCACTAGGTCAGATAGAGACAAAAGGACGTGTTTCAGCTGAAGAAATAAATCAGCTTGCAGAACAAGGAGTAAATGCAAGAAAATATTTGATGGAGGCCTTTAGTTTAATACCATCGGATTTTAATGAGATTGATGCAGCTGTAAGAAAAACCGGACATACCACAACACAAGCCATCGAGGCTATAATTAAAGGCATGGATAAAGAGTTCGGTGGAATGGCTGAAAGGATTAAAAACAGTTGGCAAGGCCTTACAAACAGAATGATTCATCAATGGTTTAACTTTAGAAGAATCGTGATGGAAAAGGGAATTTTCCAGTTTATAAAGGGTAAACTACAGGAATTTTTAGAGTTTTTAGAATCTCCTGAAGGCACAAAAGCTATGGAAAACTGGGCAAAAAAAATATCAGACACTGTTTTTGATGCCGCAATATTCATGGTCAAATCAATAGAAACTGTTGTTTCAAGTGTCGGAGGTATTGCTGATGAGATTGAAAGACTTGGACGCATTGCAAAAGGGATGCCTTTTGTAGGTGATGATGAATATAAGGCTTATAAAAAAGCCAAAGAAGAACTTGAATCGATAGGTGATGTTCAAGGTAAAATTAACCAATTAAATCTTAAATATATAGAAGCTATTAATAAAGAGCGTGAAATAATAGGCGATATGTCAAGCCGTAAATTTGCGATAGTTGACAAAGATTTTAAATGGCCTGGCTCAGATGAAATATCAAAACAAATAGATGATTTAATTAAAAAAAGAATGCTTATATCTGAATATGAAGCCAAGAACCCTTTATGGAAAGAATCTGAGGAATCCACAGAATCATTCGGAGATAAATTCAGAAATACAA